CCATGCGATTTACCCTTTGTAGCCATTTATTATCCTGCACTTTTTTAATATGTTTACAATGAACTATACGTAACTTGTGTCGAAATTGAAAAGCTTTACAATCACAAGCCCACTCTAACCTTTTCCTATCGAATCTAATATCGTATGGTTTACCTTCAAGTTTGTGGTGTTCCCAATCATGTTCATCAATTACGACACCATCAAATACATCCATTAATTTTTTGACTATCTTATGCATTAATTATACATTACCTGCTATCATAAATACAATAAACACAAAAAATATCCAAACTAATGTTAGAAATTCTGCTACTGTATGGAGTTTTTGTTTAAATGATAACTTATTCATTATTTATTTCCTTTATTTAACACTATAATATACGACATAAAACTGTATCTGGCAAGCTTTATTTTACTATCCTTTATCCACTTCAGTTGTGTATAATTCCATCTCTCTAAACTCAATATTTACTTTAGCATACTTCATAGTTAAATTTTCAAGTTTCTTTCTAAGTTTAGGCCACTGTACATCTCTTCTTTTTTTAGAAGTATGGTATACAACCCAAATAATTCTCTTATGTTCATCAGTTTTGTTTTTGTCATAAATATCCATTATCCTGTCCCATATCACATTACCTGATGCACCACTCCAAACAAAGGCGTCAGTTGTAAACTCTCTAACTTCTTCTAAATATTCTTCAAGAATATATTCATGTTTATCAGTATAATCCATAACAACCTTACCAGCTTCTTCTGCTTCTTGGTTATCAATAGCTGCTTGTGTCATATCATATGCTGTGTTAACTGAACTTGTAGACAATCCCATGTCAAATAAGTGTTGTTTAATATCAGGAGACTTCCAAGCTCTACCACAATTGTAAGCACTTAATAAAAACTTTTTACCATCTTCAGGTTTTGCAGGAGAGGAAATTTCTTTTTTAGAGTTTAATAAATCACCCAATAAAGTAATTCCATCGTCAGGAATATTTTTGTGTAACTCTTCAGTTATAACAATAGGAGTTAAAGAAGTTGTATCTTTGTATTTGGTTTTCATATATGCCTGAATTGTGTGTGCTCCACCAATTCTAAGTTCTTTATAAAAAACACCATCATACTCTCTGTTTTCTAAAACAACAGGAGGTTTTGAGTTAACTGTAGAACCACCACTTCTGTTAATAGCGTCTATAATATCATTTAAATTATCTTTATCATACTCTAAATCTCTAACTTGAGCTTTAGGTATGTCACTCAAATCAACAACGGCTGTTGCTTCTTTTAAATACTCACCACCACCATTATAAACTATATCTAAAATAACATCAATAGCTTCTCTGTTCAAATCTTTAACGCCAGACTGACCGTTTGTTTTATTCCAATAATCAGAATTATTTTTGGCGTCTACTTCAGTTAGTAATTCATGTTCTAATTGTATCATTTCTAATTTAGAACCAAACTTAATTATTTCAAAAACTAAATTTGCATTTGAATCTGAAAGTAGTTTTATTAATTCTTCATCAGTTGTTGAATTAAAATAAACTTTACCATTTTCTTTATGGTATCCAATATAAGTCTTATTTAGTTCTTTTGAACTAATTTTATAAACATAAGAATCAGCCCACTCAGGCTTGTTTCCTTTAATAACTTTCTTAAACCCTACAGGTTTATTTTTATCAGTTAAAGTGTCAATCCAATTCATATTTAATTTACTCATTTTAAAACCTTTATTTATTCCCTTTAATTACTATCGTAATATACGCATAAAATACTATGCCTGGCAAGCTTTTTTTTATATACCCATTCCTACTTCTACTTTACTAACTAACCATTCAGCTTCTTCATTACTCATAAACTTTCCACATACATTATCTACGATTTGTTTATCAACAACATCTAATGAGTTATACCATTCATATGCATCTCTACCATCTTCAAAATCCATATCCATTACATTTGTAGGTTCATCAAAACCAATACTACTATCAGCCATCATAGGGAAAGTATCCCCACTAACTGTATCTATTACACAACCAACACTAAATAGATTTTCTAAAGTTTCAACGCTACTGTTTGGATTTTCTTTTAGATATTCATACAAAGTCATTTTTATTCCCTTTATTTAACACTTAAATATACAACATAAAAGCTATGTCTGGCAAGCCTTTTTTTCACTTTTTTTCATAAATCTTTGATACATCTTATTTAAGGCTATTTTCTGATTTTTCGTTAAATTTCCCCATTTTTTAATATTTTCGTCAATAGAATCTAAAAAATCTTCTGAACGTGCTACATATACATCATCATACTTACACTTATGTAATAGTTCCCTAACTATTTTTGTCTTACCAATAAGTCTTTCAACTTCCATACGTTTCTTTTCAATCTCTGCTGTACTGTTTCTTTTGATTATATTATGAATAGCAGTTAACATTTTTGGTGTTATCTTACGACCAGCGATAAGAGCAACATACATTTCAGTAGTAAAGTTGTCTGCTTTTTTAGTTTCAATTAGAAATTTTAATTCTTTTATTTCTTTAGAATATGTTTTTTTATTAAAAGTCTCTGTCTCTTTCATTTGTTCAGGACTTTGTTTTTTATAAAATTTTGGTTTTGGTGTAATTTTCATATCTGAATATACGAATAAAAACTAGTACTTGTCAAGCCTTTTTTTTATATGTGTTCACCACAATCAGAACATATATCGTGAAGAATTATATCTCCACCACAGCAATCTGAATAATCATTATTTAAAATCATAATATTTCCTTTTTAATTAGTATATAATATACGACAAATAAATGAGAAAGTCAAGCCTTTTTTTTAATTTTTTTTACACCCTCTGTATGTGGTGGATCGTAAGGGCAATTTTTACATCCTAAACCACAACAATATCCACGAGATAATAACTTCTCTTTTGACATTGTGGTATTCATTTTATTTTCTTTTTAAACAGTATGAGTAATATCCGTTCCAATCTAAAGTTAGATATACCATCTCATAATCATAGTTATGTAAAAAGTCGTGTACGGCTTGTTTTACACCATAATCAAAATGATTTATATAATCATAATTAATAAAATCATGACCCATAATATATCCATCATCTTTTACTTTATCTTTGGAAAGTAATAAATCTTTTACTACTGATTCGTAGTCGTGAGCTGCATCTATAAAAACCCAATCTAATGTCTCATCATCTAAGCTATTTAAAAAACTTTCTGATGTTTGTTTTCTTTTTATATAGTTTGGATTCTTAGACCTTTTAATAAAGTTATCAGTTAATCTCTCTTCTAAATCCATATCTATCCAAGTATCAACTAAATAAAATAATTGAGGTTTTATAATTTTAGATATTACTCTTGAGAACTCTGCATCCCAAATTCCCAATTCTGCACCGATTGAATCTTGAGGCATTTGTCGTATCAAGTCAACTCTTGTTGGTAATACCTTACAATTTTGTAAATGGTAACTTTTTAATTCTTTCATGAAATTCGTAGTAAGGGGGCCAGTTTCCTAGCCCCCCATAATACTATTTTAGAAATTGACAACTAATCCAATGTTAGCATAACGTGGTGTTCCTAAGAATACCTCTGCGTTATGTGGTAGGTGCATCTTGTCACCAAAACCATTATATTGTGAGTTATCAACTGCGTCTTGAACATAGATTGCGTCAAGAGCGTTAAATATATGCCCTGTTAAAGACATATCTAAACCACCAATCTTAGGTAGTTTATATGAACCATGTAAGTCTAAACGATTGTATGCTGGCGCCATCCATACTTGTTCTCTGTCGGCGTTAACATCACTACCATCATATTCACGTGCATTAGGACTCCAATCAGAATAGTTGTTATCATACATCTTAAAGATACCTGATAATCTCAATCCTTTGATTGGTGTAAGTTCTGCACCCACGACATATGCTGTCTGTGGTTGGTCACCTACCATTAATCCATCAAGTGCATAAGAGTAAGGTGTTGATTTTAAACCAATTACCTGACCATCTGCATTGTACTCATTTTCTTGATAGTTACCATCTGCGTCTCCATCAAACTTCCAATTACCAAATGATACTGCTCCGTTAAGACGAACCATGTCATTAAGTTTCATTGAACCTTCGATTTCAAGTCCCTGGTGTTTTTGGTCTATTCCACTTAGGAATATAACATCAGTATCTCCTGAATCACCTTGACCTGTAGTTACAGATTTAGTTAGGTTTCTATCTTTCCAATCAGTATTGTAAGCACTTACTTTAACTGCGAAGTTATCTGAACTAAAGTTAATACCAGCTTCTGAACTAATGAAAGCTTCATTAGCAGGGTCTGATGCAACTGTTCCGTCAAAGTAGATTACGTTATCCATTATAGGTGGTTTCTGAACATAGCCTGTGTTAGCAAATACACTAACATTATCGTCTACGTCATACATAGCTCCACCCTTAACTTGGAAAGTTGAGATAGCGTCTGCTTTGATTACTTCGTTTGCTACTGTAAAGTGGTCTTGGTAAGAGTATTTGATACTTGATAATCCACCCATACCATAAACATTAAGTTTATCTTTGGTGTAATTACCTTGAACAAATCCACCTAACCAATCAACTGTAGTACTATTATGATATGCGATGATATCACCAAGTTTTACAATCTTACCATCTGATGCATTATCGTCTGCGTAGTCTACATAGTAGTCACCACCAAGTAAGTCACGAACTTCACGAGCGTGTTCTATACCAGCAGTTCTCCAATCAATACCAACTTGTAGTTCTAATTCATCACTAACTTCATAGTTAAGTTTTGAAATCAAACCATAAGTATCTTGTCTATTGATTGAGTTACGAAGAATACCCTTTGAACGATTTTCAGTTGCGTGAAAATCAGTATCAACTCTGTCTGAGTTGGTTGCAATAGCTGCATCCCAATCCCATCCCCAGGGTGAACTCTTGTACCACTTTTCTCCATCTACGGCAGGTTTTCTAAATGATGAACCATAAGTTCCTGTACCACCACCTGAACCACCACTCCAATACAATACTGAACTTAGTCTTGTCTTGTCGTTAATAGTCATAAAATGGTTAAGGTTAACTAATGGTTTATGAAAGAAGTTTTCTCTTTCATTTAAGAAACCAGAATTATATCTATCTTGATTTCCACCACCAAATAATCCACCGACACCATACATATACCAATATTGTTTGCCTGTGTAAGTTGAACTTACAGGAGCCCAATTTTGGTTAAATGTACGACCACCTTCTGTTTCGAACTTAGCACCAGCTGCGTATGCTGATTCATCATATCCATCAACATCACCAGCTAACTCTTGTGAGTAAGTAGCGATATTCTGTTTATATAAGTTCTGTCCATGTCGTTGTGGAGCACCGATTGCATATAACTCAAATCGGTTCTTGTCATTAGCTTGGAAACTAGCACCCATGTAATATGCCCAAGCATCTGTCCAAGTTGCATCTATGATACCGTCACCAGTCTTACGAACCAAAGTTCCACTTAATGCTAACTTATCACCCATCATCAAACCAGTATTGTAGTTCATAGTAGTTTTAAGAAAACTACCTGCTCCACCCTCTTGTTTGAACATTCCACCTTTTTCAGCGGAAGCTGGGTTTGTTATTATGTTCATAGTTCCACCAATTGATGGTGTAGCTAAGTTGACAGCTGATAAACCTCTTTGTAACTGAATAGATTGTGCTGCATCTGCAACTCCATCCCAATTACTCCAATAAACCCATCCATTCTCCATATCATTCTGGGGAACACCGTTAATCATTACAGCCACGTTACGTTGGTTAAATCCACGAACATTGATACGAGCATCACCCGCACCACCACCTTGTTGTGTTGCATATACACTTGGTGTAGTATTTAGAGCCATTGGTACATCTTGACTACCAAGACGAAACTCTAACTCTTCCTTACCAACCGTTGTGTAAGCAACAGGTGTTTTTTCATCTGCTCTTGAAGCTAAAACCTCAAGTGCCGACATTGTAAGAGCATCAATTGCCAAAGCAAAATCAACCTTTACATCTTCTCCACCCATAACAACCTCTTGAGATTGTGATGAGTAACCAATGAATGTAACTGTAACAGTATAAGTACCAGAATCAAGTTTAATAGAGTAGAAGCCACTTTCATCGGCTACTGCTCCCAAGTCTGTTCCATTTACTACTACATTTGCTCCACTCAAAGGATTTGTGTCGGCATCAGTTACGAGTCCAGTTATAGATTGTGCGAACAATCCACCAACCATCATAAGTGATACCATTAGATTACGTATATTCATTTACGTTCTCCCTTGTTTTTGTGTTAAGACGCATTTTTCTACAGGTGCGTCAACTGCCTGTTTTGTGGTATGCGAAACTTTATCTCTCATTTGGTCCAAGTGCACTAATACCACCTTTTCTCATATCTTGTTTTTTAAAAACTTTAGGTTTTTTAACTTTTTTTGGTTCTTCAACCTTTTCAGATATCCAAGTAGAAGTTTGTTTTACTTTTGGTTTTTCAACTACTTCCTTTTCTTTATACTCTTTATAAATCTTTTCTACTTTATCACCCTCTTCATATACTTCAAAACTTTTTCTACCTACTGCAGTATTCCATGCTAATACCATAGCCAATGCCATTGGATCGAAAACAAATATCAGAATAAAAATAAAATATTTTACAACTGTATCTACATTGGTATCAAATGCTCTTGCTAAAAATATAGCAGGTCCTACATCAACACCTGTTTCTATTAATTCAACTTTTAAATCTCCAATCTCTTGTTTGATTTTTAACATCTCATCGTTTAATTCTAATACCTTTGGATTATAATCTTCACGAAGTTTTCTTTTTGCTGTAATATAATTTTCAGGTAATGATGATAGTGATTGCTCCAACTCATCCTTTAAATAAGTTTTGTCTTCTTCTAACTGATCTAATCTATCTTCTTTATATAATAAAGCTGTAGATTGTTTTTCGAAATTAACAGTTGCGCCTTGATAGGCATTTGATAAGTATCCGAAGATACCTGCTGATGTAATAAGAACTAATATAGCGACACCAATACTTAAATAGGTTTTTAAAACCTTACTCATACTATACCAATACTGATATAAGAATGATGCTGCTACAAGTTTACTAAACTCTAATGAACCTGCCATTATAATAACCGATAATTGTGCTCCTGAAAATAATTTTGATAATCCAAATACGGAAAAGAATGCGGCGCTCCCTGCGACAAGGAGTGCCGATAAACCAACTAACGATGTAAAGTTTTTAACTCTTTCAAGCATTTATTTTTCTCTTTATTATTCTTCATCTTCTAATTCAACTAAACCTTTTACTTGTGTCAACCGTTCAACTAATCTTGAAAGTTGGTTTGATAATGCGTCTGACGTTAATGCATTATTATCAACTTGTTCTACAATTCTCATGAGAGAATCTTCTAACTGACCTAATCGTTCTTCAACGACTTTTTGATATTTCACTATAACTCCTTATACGTTTACGCGTTTGGTAAATTTTTTTTATTTGCCCAAAGAAATTCACTTAGATAAAAATCATGTTTTTGATTTTCTTCAAACAACCAATAGGGCAAATTTTCCTTATTATCCACAAGAGACTGACTAAGTTCTGTTTCTCTTTGGTGGAAATCTGCTATTTTAGCAAATAGTTTTTCAAAAAATTTATCCATCAGTTTTCCCAATATACTATAAATATGATATATATTACCTAAAATCTACTTTTTATTTAATTTAATATCTTCAAATTCTGCTTCAATTATTTTATTTGCAGCAAACCATTTATCGTCCCTTTTGAGGACCGAATCAACACCATACATTTTTTTAATTTCCTCAACGCTGTAACCACTACTTGTTTTCATCGATCCTCTAAGGACATACATATCGTCACCGATACGTATTACTCTCATTTAGGAGATTTTAACTGAGTGTTTTTCAGGTACTTCTGGTTCTGTTTTAGGAATGGATACAGACAATACTCCATCCTTAAAATTAGCTGAAACAGATTTACCATCTAACATATCACCTAACTCAAACTGTCGTTTAAATGAAGATTGTTTTAGTTCTCTACGTAGAACTTTAGCTCCATCATCTTCAAATGTATTATGCTTGTCACCTGAAATGGTTAGGATACCATCTTCAACTGATACGTCAAGTTGTTTTTTATTTAATCCAGGTATTTCAGCTACGATACCAATCTTGTCATCGTATTCATATACGTTAACTTTTGGATAAGCTGAACCTTGCATTGGATTTACTCCAACTGATTTTGTTATCTCTGGATAATGTTGTGATACCATTTGGTCGAATAATTTATCGAATGGTGTTAAAAAAGAATCCCTATCAATCATAGGGATAGTGCGATTAAAGACTACTTTAGTCATGATTTTCTCCTGTTATTTTGTTTACTATTTAGTCAAACATTGATATCCTCATTTGAGCGATATCAAACCTTTATTCATTAATAAATATAAGGGATTCTAATTTTTAAGTT